GTAGATGAACTTAACTTTCTCTCCTTCTTGGATAATAGGATACTTATGAGTAAGGTTATGCTTGCGTAGATAGTGATTATACAATAATGCACCTCGGACAGCAATAGGCGTACTCTTTCCATAGATCGTAACTCCACTGCTAAATTTAGATAAGTTATTTGCACCGCGAGGGAATGCAATCTGCTCTGGATTCATCTTCCTAAACTCTGCACGAAACTCTTCAATAAATTTGATGAGATCATCATTGGTTTTAGTCATGATAACTTTCAGAGCATCCTTAATCTTCTGACGGCAAGGTGCTGGTGTTGAAGATTTAACTGCTTCGATACCCATGATCTTAAGTTTCGGTTCACTATATCGGACACCCTCAACATCCCAAGCATTTAGAATGTAGCGTTTCTTCGCAGTCCAAATACCTTTGTCTGCAATAGTCTCACGCTTCATAAACATCTTCTGATCGAAGGCATTCACATAGGTTGCCAATTCCGCATAAGAACTTTCAATATACTTTTCAAGTTCCACCTTACAGACCTTATCAAGGAACGAAACAATGCCTTCAGGAGTTTTCTCTCTTCCCTTGAATACTGCTTCCACAAAAGGACCAAGGTTAAGATACACAGAGTCAGTATCAACAGCAATAACATAATCCTTATTGTCAGACTTTAGAATCTTATTTAGATATTGATTGAGTTTGTTTTCAATCCAACGAATAGACAACTGACCAGACAAAGTAATTGCTTCGGCATTCTGCAGATTGTAATAACGGAAGTATTGGTTTCCGATAGCACCATAAGCAGAGTTGAGTTGAATCTTTCGTGCCATCTGGATATTGGTAAACTTAGCGATATCCTTTTCTAGTTTCTCACTCGGATTCTTTTCATATTCAGACTTTGCCGCAAGCATCTTCTTTTTGTAGATGGTACGGTCATCGTAGATACGCTGCATCATCTTGGGAAGGAACCCCTGGAGGTCTGTGCGGTACATGGCACCGTTAGCGCACACCGTCTCGCCCTGGAGGGTGCTCAGATCAATCTGCTGCGCTAGGAGGCGGTCTACGGTCACAGAGGGGTGTCTGTGGTCCTGCAGGGTCTCAGGACTGATGTTGTACTGCATGATCAGGTGAGGATACAGGGAGTTCAAGTCAAAACTCACTACCCATTCGTAAAGACCAGGAATAGGTTCTTTTACATAAGCACCTGCATACTTATCATCCTTCCTACTTCCTTTCTTAGGAGGAACAACAATATTGTCCTTCTTCAGGAAGTTGAAGATCAAAGTATCCCACATACGAACCTGAGAGTATACATCCTCAAAGTTCACTTTTGCGTCATATGCCATAGTGGCAGCAAGTTCAATCAGTTTCATCTTGTCTTCCAGACGGTCAACAAGTTCCACATCGAAGATGTTGTACTCTACAAACTTCTGCCAACCATAGGTGTAGAAATCACGGAAGGTATCATACTCACTGTGATCCAACTTACGCTGGTTCAGTTCCACAAAAGCAATATGATCCAGACGATAAGATTCCTGGTTGGTGTAAGTGAACTTCTTATAGAGATCCAAATAATCCAGACAAGATACACCCATAATGGTATAGGCGATATTGGTCCTACCCTTAACAACCACTTCCCTTTCGGAGACTTTATTCCAAGGCGATAATGCCTTCACCCATTTCTCACTGAGAATACGATCTACCCTACGGCAGATATAAGGGATGTCGTAAAAATAGCAGTTCCAACCAGTCACAATATCAGGAGTATTCTTTGCCCACCATTCAATGAAGTCTCGCATCATTGCAGACTCATTATCAAGCAAGTGAATATTAATACCTGCGGGAGCATCAAACTCCCTAGTTAACCAAGTGTGAACTTCTTTGGTGTTCAGGTTCTTGATTGTGATACAAAGGATTTCCTCTGCAGCACTTTGTACATCAGGGAATCCATTTTCAGAAGCAACCTCAATGTCAATCGTATAGATCTCAAGTTTCTTGAAATCATAATCTACTTCATCAGGATGCTGATCAGAAATGTACTGATATACGAAACGCTCATATCCATATACATCAAAGTTCTGTACATTCTCATACTTCTGCATGAACTCTCTAGCATCACGAGGTCCAGCAAACTTAATTGGTTTTACTTTTTGCCCATCAAGAGTTTTATATTTGGACTCCTGATTGCAAGGCACAAAAAGAGTAGGTGAAAACTTTTCCCTATACTGAACACGATCACCATGATCATATCCACGATAGAGAATGTCATCACCTATCTGTTCAACGCTTGTGTAAAATTTCATCCAGCAACTTTCGTATAGAGGTCCAGAACTGCTCGTTCAGGTTCCAGTATAGTGAAAATGGCGTCGCTTGTCAAGAAGAGATGAGTTTGTGATGTGAATTTGGGATATCGTTCTAAAACGATATAATTATATGCCCACCATTCTTTCTCATCAGTTTCAGAAATTTGCTTTAATGAAATTTCCGAATGAGTGCCCTCTAGAGTTTTTGCTCTCTTCTTCAATTCACTTGGAGAAACTCCATACTCCGCACACTCAACTATGGAGAAACAGTTTTCAATTAGAAAAGTTGGTTCTTCATCCAGTTCAGATACGCTTCCAATTAGATAGGATTCCCTATCCTTCAGAAGAATCACCTTCACTGCGGAAGAGATCGGTTGTACTTCCGTCTCCATCTCCATCATTTCCTCCTCCATGATTCATTGCCTCCACTAATTTTTCGTACTGATCTAAAACTTGTTGATATGGATCGTATATGCATACGATTTGATTTGGATCTATGTATAGTACACGATCTCTTGATAGGGGTGCCCAAGGAAAAAACCTAATTCTTGGGGTAGTAATTCGTGTGCCACCATCAGAATCATCGGAAAACATATTCTCTGATGGTTCATCAATACCAACCATAAATGGGGTATCGAATTGAATGGCAGCAATTGAATTGTCATCCTTATCTAATACTTCCTTAAGATCTGCGATGATGTCTTCACCGTTTTTTAGTCTTACGATTTTTACGGTCATAATTTTTACTCAGAATAATGTTTACAGATTCTTTTATCAGTTCTTTAACTGCTTTGTCTTGATGGATATTTTTTGTTTCTGTGATTTGCTTAGCATACTCAAACAGAATATCCATCACATGTGCTGGTGCTTCAATTGTCACCAGATCAGATTCTCCTTCGTATCCAGAAGGATTCAAGTTATAATAAAATTGCATAGTTTCCTCCATTATACACACAAAAAAGGGAGGGGTCAAGCCCTTCTCCCTTTATTCTGTTTCTTTTATTTATCAACCTTCGGTTAGTAGTTGTTTCTCTGTTGCAGATATTTCGTAAATTTTTCTCTTGTGTTTTTCAGGAACGATTCTTTGTAGATCAATTGTTAGTAGTCCATCTTGAAAATCAACATTGGATATTTCAACATCTTCAGATAGTTGCCAAGTTCTTACGAATGAGCGTTTCGATAATCCTTTGTGGAGATATGTTCGTTCAGAATCTCGTTTCTCAACTTTAGAGGCAACTCTGAGAATGCTCTGTTCTGTAGAGACTTCAATCTCTTCTGACTTAAATCCTGCGAGAGCAATTTCAATAGAGAAATTACTTGAGTCATGTTTGATTAAATTGTAGGGTGGATAGTTGACATTTGTTCCAGACATAGCTTCTAGTCTATTGAACACATCATCCAGACCTACAGCGTGAGGTGCGTATTCTTTCCAAAAAGTATCTAGTGAATTTGTAGTAATCATTTGTTTCTCCTTAAGTAAGCGAGTGTTATGAAATGCAGACCCATCAGGCATCTACAATAGTATTTATAGCATAAATATCGATGAGTATAAATTCCTGTTTCCCGAACCATCACTAGTAAAAACCGAATGAGATACCTACTAATTCTTTTACTAAAGCACGATGGAACTACTGAATGGAGGAGAATACCTTGGGGTAAAGCACATCTAGATTATCATAGGAAGGAGGGATATATTCTAATGTCATATGAGGATTAACTATGAGTCAATTACCTTGGGGAGTATTTACCATAATGGGTATTGGATTAGCAGGAACAGCATATATCATATACTATATTTTAAGATTAGCATACTTGGAGACAAAGGAATGAATACCTACTTTTCCGCTATGGTTATATTCGGAACCATAGGTCTATTTCTTTTCTGGGGATTGAATAATGCATATCCACACTAAATAATTTTACCATGAGATAACAATATGCTCTCTACACAATATCGTCTTCGTCTTGAATATATCTGCAATAGAATTGTTGAAGGTGCAGAGGTCAAACTAGAAGATATGATCTGGGCAGAGAAACTAGCTAAAGCAAATAGAACTGCTGGAACTATGCTCAGACAAGCAAGAAGGACTGCTGCTAACCCAGAGATGGTAGAAGGAGATATGGATGATTTCCTAAACCAACTTGATATTGGTGGTATTGGTCACGAATCAAAAGGTATTCGTAGATTTAATACAGTAGATGATATTGTAGATTTCTTCAGTGAAGATAAACCAGAAGACTGGAGACAAAGAGATTAATTGTATCACATTATACAAAA